CCTATAAGGGAGCCGCTAGACCTGGTACCCCGGCGGTACGAAGGTCCTCCACTGCCGATCGCCCTGCTCTGTCTGACACAGAGCCCCGCGACGAACGGATCCACACGTAAGGTTCCAGGAACCCAGGACGTTACTGATCCAAAGATCAAGCCTGAACTGCCCGCAGGCGGCAGCGGTTCTAACCCAGTCCCTACCCTCCCGACAAGCCCCCGGCCCGGCTTCGGATGTCCGCCATTACGACGACCATGATGCCGAGCCATGAACAACCGCCTTAACGGGGTACAGAGGTGCGCACACGTATACATTACGCTCAACAGAGCTCAGCCACCCGCAGGTCCTACGCACCTGACCACCGGAGGAAGGAGAGTGACGCGGCCCCCAGCCGCACATACATGCTTCACCGAGCACAATCGGCCACAGGTGGTGTGAGAACCACCGAACTCACCCCTACTGGTCAGCGCACGGGCAGCCAACGCCACACGTGCCCAGCTGGCATCTTAAGGCAAGCCGAAAGATGCGCAGCTGCAGTAGGTCTCTCTCTTCTTCTTCCGTCTCAAACTCATCAGGGACGAGAAAGAAACGAGCTGCTGGTGGAGAGTGCAGCTTCCTCCTCATTCTTGGGCCGACAAAACTCAAGAACGACCAACAGGGCCGGGCCCTGTAGCCATAAGTCCGACGAATTTCGCCGCAGGACGGACGAAATTCATCTCTCTTCAAACCCCCCCTCCTCCCCTCCCGCCAAAGGAAAGCCCGCAAGGCCTCACTTTCGAGGGGACGCGGATCTCTACCGTAGATCCGACGCAGAGATGTCTCATCCTGGGGGGACCCAGGATCCGGTAGGGACGAAGGCGTACGCCGCCGAGACATCTGCCGCTCTCTTAGCCAAGCGGCATAGGTCCAATGACCTATCTGGGAGGGAAGAAAACCCCATCTCCTACCGATTCGCGCGCGCTGGAACGCGTCAACCCAGCAGGGACCGGCAGCAACAACGGCCGAAGCCATGTGCATCATCCCTGCGTAATCGGTAGGAGCCCCACCTCTCCGAAGATGACGCACCAAGCGCCATCCTCCCTTCTGTTTCTTAAGAAACACAGTCGAATTAACATCGACCACACTGCGCGACACGATAGTCTTATCACTGTTGAGCCGGTATCCGTGAGGATAGTCCTGCACAGTGATACCTCGTGATGCCGAGATGACACAGTCATCCCCATTCACAAGGAATCGCGCCTTGTCGTCAAACCGGGCTGCCCAGGAGGCAGCACAGTAAGACTGTATACAGAGCAAGGGAAAGGAGAGGTAGGAACCCATCATCTGCCCGTGTGTGACCCTTAATAACTGCCCCCGAGACTCGAAAAGAGGCCGGTAAGAAGTCTTCGCGAGAGCACGAAGACTGCGGGGTATCCAGCAGGAGCTGAAAAAAGCAGTGTCAAGGATGACTTCAATCACGGAGTGATGAAGTCCGTCAGTTGCGTTTACCAGATCGACAGAGGTCTGGTACTCTCGCACACAGGTAGATTCCATCCGTTCTTCGGTCGGAGGACCGCAGAGAAGCCAGTCGAGCCCCTGCAGGTGGCGGTACATGCATTTATGCATAGGCCCGAGAAGGTCCACAAACTCATCAAAGATGAGGAGTGGCCGAACCTTCCCTGCAGACATGACTTCTTTGTAACGCGCAGTGAGACTCGGCGGCAAGTCCGTCTCACGTAAGGTCGCGTTAAAGAACTCTTCACGGCGCCCGGCCCACAAGAGGTCGGCCCTGCTACGCAGGGGCTTGCGAGCGGTAGGATTAGGCAGATAGTTCCCGACGAAGGATCTATAGTGACTATCCCAACCAGCCGTGAAGATATGAGCAGAAACACGCCGGACGTGTTCGAGATACTCATCGGATGGGGGTGGGGGTTGAGAGCAGGCGGTCCCTTCCCACGAGGACCGTCTGGACGGAGTGCAGGCGGCGCAACCGGGAGGAAGGTTGCGCTTAATAGACGACATCGAGAGAGCAAGCTCCCACCGATGTCTTCGCCCAAGTCTCTGTAGCGAGCAGAGACCGTCAATTGAATTTCCCGGACGCTGGCGTCTGGGAAATACTACAGAGCGACGCTCCTTGCCCTGTAGCAAAAGAAAAGAGAGCAAGCGGGAGAGTTCGTCGGGACTACAGTCCGGAAGTTCGACGTATGGTAAACCATACCGAACCCGAAGCAACTGTAGACCATTATGGACCACCTGCTTGATACACATGTCAGTTGCCCGACATGTGCATCGTTTAACTCCTGAACCGCTGGCGGATTTATCAGGAGGCCCTTGGTTTCGCCGAGGGTCACGGCTACGCGCTGGCGCACGAGGAAGACCACTAAGTCGATGAGACATAGCAAGGTACTCCACTCCCTTTAGCG